AGTCATCGGCGAGCAGTCCGAATTGCTGGTCGTAACCGGCTACCGGCCCTTCCTCAACTTGTCCGATGTACCTGTAAACGGCATCGCCGACATACAGGTCATGCGTATTGAAGAAATCGAGAATGGTCTGCGCGTTCTCCTCGGTCTTGACATACACGAACCCCGCCCTGTCCATCACATAAGCGACAGCGGCTTTGATTTTGTCGAAGATGTACACCCCGAACCACGCCGCTTGCACCTTGAACAAAAAGTTGTCAAATAGTTTTCTCATTGAATCTGTCATATCTCTTTGATTTTAATTGTTACTCACCTGAGCCGCTACCGGAACCGCCTTCTCCGCCTTCACCGCTCCCGGAACCGCCGTGGATGATAGCCCTCGTCGCCGCCGTGATAGAGGCTGCTTGCTCTGCCGTGATACCGCCCATGAGCACGGCTATATCCTCCAGATAGTCATACACATCGTCCTCGTCCATGAGCCCGACGGGTTCGACCACCTCTTCCCCGCCATCCTCCGTCACGACCTTGACCGTGTCCCCGTCCTTGACGATACCGAAGAAGGTCTTGATGTCCGTTGCTGCATCCGACTCGACGGTATCGACGTAGATCTTGATTAGCAACTTATCACCCACCGCAATAGGTGGAAGGTTGGAGAACTGGAGCGTGTAGTTCCTGGTCCCATCCTCCAACGGTAAGGACTGAAGCATCGTCATGCTCGTAAACTTGAGCGGCGTATAGACAGCCTTACCGGTTGTCTTATTGAGCACGCCAAGTATATTGTCCTTGGTTAGACCGGAATCGTAATTGAAGTACGCCCGGTTGGCTACTGTAGCCTCTTCATGTAAGATAATCTCTCTCATATTACATTACGATGCCTGCCGCTGCTAAGTCGTACAGGTCTTGGTTAACTTGTTCCTGATTTTTGCCGAACGGATCATCATCCACCTCGTCCGTATCGTGGCGGTGAACGATATGAGCGTAAGTAGCTTCGGCAATCTGACGCCAGTCTTCGAAGGTGACATAACCCTCGGCGGTATAGATTGACTCCTGACCGATGACACGCTGCGCAGCTACCGGAGCCGATAACTCGACCGTCACCTTCAGACCATTAGCCGCACTCGCTCCGGCTGTCGTGTCCTGCGTAGAGACCGACGGAACGGCCGTCTTGGTTCCTATCAGGTACTTAGCTCCGGCAACCGTCTGCACGAGGAACACATACCGGCCCGGCTTGAACTCCGAGAGGCAGGTGAACGTGAGCGTCACCTTTTGGTTGCTTCCGTTGTGCTCGTTGCTGTCGCTGATCTCCAGCACTCCGTCGCCCAATACATAGAGGGCAGTGAAGCTCAGACCGGCGATGTTCACCGGCAGTCCTGCCATGCCCTGCATCTCGAAATCTGCCGGAACACTGGCGGCAGGGCAATATCCGATGTTCCTAATACCTGGTATTCTCATTTCTTATTGCTGTTTATCTTTCGATTCTCCTGTTTATACAACCGGCGCCACAACACGCTGATGGTGTGCAAATGCTCGTAGTCTATACCGTTTACCTCCATGAACGCCTCGATGAACTTCTCTCTATTCGGCGCATAACCTCCTCGGTCAGACCGATAGCTGAAGATGACCTTATTCATGTACTTCGCCAGCTCCATCCGGAAGTGATTGCGTACTGTTATCTCCAGCAGCGACTCTCCTGAGGTTGGCAAGTAGTTATAATACTGCGTCGGCTTGCCGAGGAACTCCGGAATAAGGATGCAGATGGTTGCGTCCTTGGGAACAGGCTTCGGTATAGCTTCCGGCTGTTTAGCCAGACACTGCTCGATGATGATACGCTCGATGGATCCACGACGCGTCTCGACGACATCCAGTTCCATCGGTTCGACATCACAGTCGTACCGGAACGGCGGAAGCGTCTCACTCTCGTAGTTCCTTAACCGATACATCTCATGAGCGAACCACTGCGCCAAATAGCGCGGCCAACGAAGGTATAAGTAATATCTGTCTTGCCGTTTTTCCATAGCCTTATAAATAGTTTGCAAAGTTACTGCTTTTCTTGGACATGACCAAAAATTTACTGTTCCAATATGAACTCATTTTCGGCTCATCCGGAAAGATGTCTCAATTACCCCTCCTAGCGTCCATTTTTCCCTCTCCATCCGACCAATCGAAGCGGATCACCAGCTGCTGACCGTCCGACTGAGGATGATGAGCAGCCTCCAGACAGCTGCTCAAGAGCAAACTCTCCAACCGGCAGAGCGTTCCACACTCCAGCTTCCGGTACACCGTAGTACGTGACCAACCTGCCCAAGACCTGAGCATACGAAGAACCCACCTCCGGGCAGACGCCGGAAGCGCATTGTATTCAGATAGATGACCTCCAGAAACACTCATAACCGCCAATTCTTAAAAATGTACTATCTTTAAGATTGGGCAGTGATTCAGAATCGGGTGCAAAGGTACGACTTTTTTTTGACATATGCAAGTTTCGCCCGCATTTTTCCTATAGGAAGGAGAAAAAAATCTAGAAAGCCGGATTTGCGAAAAATCTTGTTTCTTTGGGTCTAATTTATTTATACATAGATAGTTATATCGAAACATTTCACGAAACAATATCGAAACATTGTGAAACATTCTGCACGCAAAAGAAACAAAATGAAACAAAATCGGTGTAAAATGTTTCGTGATAAGTTGCTGATTTGTCGCATTTTAGAGCAGTTTGCCCACTTTGGAAACGGATTTTTCAAAAATCGGCGAGATTTCACCCTCCTCCTACTTCTTATAATGGGGATAGGGCGTTAAAAAAAACGCCGCAAAAAGCGACGTTTCTTAAGATTGCGGCTCCGGCTCACGAGCCGTCGCCGGAAATTACCATCGGTCGGATCACACCGGAGTCAACTCCAGCTGCAAGCGATAACGCTCTCCGGAATAGGTATCGAAGGCAGCGCTCAGACGCATACCACCTCCGGGTTCCTGGACACAAGTGATTTCCGCCGGTCTATCGTTCTTAGTAACCGAGCTAGCGATGGAAGACAACATTCGATGAACGGCTGCATTGGTCAGTTCGTTCGGCATAGATACTTGGATCATAGCTGCGTCCTCCTAATTCATGAAATTAATACATACTACCTGGCGGCCGATGATAGCGGTGATGCTCGCATACTGCTCGTCGTTTACTACCGTTCCGGTGATCTCTTCATTCGAGTTCTCGATCTGATCTGCAATGAAATGCAATTGATTCTTGATGTCCTCTACGGTGACATTCTTCTTAATTTGACACATAGCTTTTAGTATTTAGACTATAAAAATACCGGTTACCGACCCGTTGTCTAAGTCCTAAAAGCAAGGCTTGAGCGACCATTACAGTACAACTCACGGGAGTAACCGATACTACAATTCTGGTATAGACTGAGCATAAAAAAATACCGCTCGCTTGCGGCAACTTCTCTCAGTCGCCCTGCTTTATTTTAACTTAGACGGTGCAAAGGTACTGCTTTTTTTTGAACTGTGCAAATTTTCGGGCAAAAAAATGTACTTAACTTGCTGATTTCACCGAAAATTAGCATTTTTGAGCCGGAACGTACGATAGAAAAATGTAATTTCTTCCACACTTTCCATTTTGAGAAGTCAGAAATATCAGGGGGTCACAGGGGGAATTTGTGAAAAAATTCCCCTTGTTTGCCTCCATCGAGCCCCCGCACTGCCTGCGGATTGGACGAACCGAGCGCGTTTCGTTTGAGCGGAATATGCAGAGAGGTTCGGGAGAGGAGAGAGTTCGACCGCGAGAGAGGTTCGCGCTGATGAACGACGAGGTCTCGACGCGACGATTGAGTTAGGGCATAGAATAAGGGGGCAGTCTCGCGACTACTCCCTTACTCCGAGTCGGGTACAAACCATAAAACTCCCCAACTCACCATTTAGCAAACAATCTTACGGAAACGGGTTGCCTATAACCGCAAGCAGCGGGTTTTTCTTTACTCGTTCGGGGGCGGGTCGGACTGAGTTACCTTGCGAGTCTTCCCCTTTCCTATGGAAACCTTAGTCTTCCCGTGTTCAAACCTTGCGCCAAGACCCCGCACGGTAGCGTCCCAAGCAAAGAAGATAGCGATGATGACGGTAACGAGACCCACGCCTTGAATAACTGACGGATGTATCTCTCCCGGCGGTGGAATGCAGATACCCGCGATCAACAGTCCTGCACCTATGAACGCCAACACAATAGCCGCCCATGCTTGCAAGGTAGCCTCCCTCATACGACGGAGGAAGTTCTGTGCCGAATTAGTAACAATCTTTTTCATACCTTAGCCATTTTGAGATTGAGATTATCGAAAGTTGTGGATAGCATACCGACGAACTGGTCGCGTATCGAGCGAGCCATAAAGTCCTTCATGTTCATAATAGAGGCGTAGTACTTGATGGAGAACCAGGGACGGACCTCACGGAACTTGCGTGCTCGTCCGGACTTGGTGGTCTCGCCTATGTCGCCCGGATTACCGAGCGCTTTCTCACGCCCGGTACCGCGGTCCTGGAACAGACCGTATTCCGGAAAGGTGAAGTGAAGCGCGAGTTCCATATACATGTCGTCGTGCTTCACGGGGAAGTACATGAGACTATCGAGCAAGTGCGGTTGCCCTTGACGCTGCTTACGCCGGGGCGCTTCGAACACACCGAGCTTGATGATGCGCTCCTGCCAGATTTGCGTCATGGTGGTGTTCCATGCCTCGACGTACTTCTGCCTTTCTTCTATGGTCTGAACCTCTGCCATTAACCGAATTCGATTGCGCTATTGCGCTTGGTATTGCTATACTGGAGCGTAAGTTCGAGGACGAGCGGCTTGTTAGGCTCATTGGTCTTATCGAACTTATACTCCTTGATGATTACAGGACTGTACACCTGATAGGTAGTGCTACCGGCACGATACGAATCAAGGCGCTCGACATAATGCGACCGGCACATATCGAGCAGCGTCTGACGCATGAACTCCGGAAGCGGCGGTGTCTGGATCTTGACCTCCAGCTGCTCCTCGATATCATAGCGCTGCAGCACATTTTCCTGCTGGGCGGTCTCGTACTCTGTCTTGGGCGCCTCGGTGGTGGCCGCCGGAAAGACGACACTCTCCAGCGCATTGAACGCATTCCGGAACTGGAAGCGCTCTGCGATATCTATGTCCAGGAAATAGAGCGTGAAGGTACGGCTACCCATCGTGACGACGGCACTCACGCAGTCCGTCAGATAGTTCACCGGAAAAGTCGATGTTCCGGCGGGGGCTGTGCCGGTGGCCGTGGCCGTTGTGCCATCCTTGAAGGTGCGGACGATGGTGTAATTCTCATCGGATGCCGCATAGTAATTGAGCTGGTATGAATCGCTCGGAGTAGTCCAGGCGGACTTATAATGTGTCAGGAAATAGACGGAAGCAAAGACATCGGCGGTAAGCGTGCCCGGCTTGCGGAGTTCCGCACCGGTATAGATGACGGCTAAAGCCTTGGTGTAGGTATCGACCTGACTACCGGAAGCGTCACACGGGGAATATACCGCAGATGCAGAGAAGACGGAAAGATTGTTCTGAAGCATGTGTGCTTTTATCAGTTCGTCCATTCCGGGGAACTCATAATAGGAACCAATCTTCCGACTGGTAACCTCGAATATCTTCGTAGAGCCTTGCTTGATTTGCAAGACGATGTGGTCGCATCCGGATTCCTGACCGGAAACCGACTCACGAAGAAAATTATTTACACCTGACAGAAATATCATAGCTTATAAATTTGTTGCAAAGTTAATACATTATTTACGGGGACGAAAAACACACGGCTAAATCATCACCTCACAGCCATTGACGGAGAGGATGAGGATATCGCGCACTGTTCTAATCTGTCCGGAGTCGAGCATCTTGATCCGGCGTGTGCCTTTGTACAGGTCGAACTTGAGGCCGACGCAGTTATTGAGCGCGAGCACCCGGCCTTCCTTGGTAACGACGACCAAGTCCACGGGGTCGGGGCGCTTGAGCATTTCGCGCAGGGTAGTGATATGGATTCGCTGAGCCATTAGGATTGCATTTTGATGTTAAACAATTCCCGGAGCGGAACGGCGTGGTGGTCGCGTATATCGAGGAACGAGGCTTCGAGCTTCCGGAAGACGCCGATATCGGTAGTGATGATAGCGGACTCGTGCCGGTTGCCTCGCGTCAGGTTCTGACTGGTGATGATGGCGACCTGCGTCACATCTCCGGCGGTATCGCTCTCCAACAGGATGAGTTTGGAATGATTGTCGGCCAGATAGAGCCGGTTGATAGTCTGAACGAGGAACGGCCACAGACGGAGCGTCTTGTTGGTGGCTTTGTGATCCAGGACTAACTCGACCTCACTCACCTTGCCGGAGCGCTGCATGTGCCACAACCGGCGGACGAACTCCTCGGATATCGAGAACGAGGTCTGCCGCAGGTGCACCTTGCCGGGCATCTGAGCCATCGCCCATTCCACCACGTCGGCCACCTGCAGCGTATTGGTCAGATACGCTTGCAGGGGCACTTGGGATAACGGGAAAAGGACGCTGTCAACTGCCTTATTGCTCGTCATCCACCGGCGGATAGGAGTCGTACTTCTGCCAGTTGGCGTGGTAGCGTTGGTCCAGATCAATCAGTTCCTTGACGAACGGATAGCGGTCGCCATCCGGACAGGAAGACTGATTCTCCGGCAGGGAGAGGAGGATGAGCTGCGCATGGCAGGCTCGCATGTTCTGCATGATGGAGAGGTTCTCGGAATAGAGCGCCTGAATCTCCTCCGGCAGACGGTTGTGGTCCGGACGCTTACCGAGTTTGAAATCCTCCGTCTTCTCGATACGCTTGAGTACCGGCGCATTGTCCTTTCCGGGCAGCGGTGCATTGAGCTTGCGCTGCGAGGCGATGATTGTCGCTTTGCCGGACATCCGGACGACATCCTCGTGCGTCACCTTGGCCAGCCGCATCGGCAGGTACTTGTTCAGCTGGTACTCGACGGTCTTCATGTACTTCTTGGGAAGGCGCTCGAAGCCGTTGGCGAGTATCTGATTGCGTACCAATACGCGCACCAGCCGGACGCCGGTCGCGATGTCTCTCTCCTCTGCAGGGGTATTCAACCACTGCTGAAGTTCTTTAGTTAATTTCTCGTCCATAATAACTATTGGTTATCTACGCCTACGATATAAAGGATATTCTTGCCCATGGGAGCGAGTAGGCGGTTCATCGCTCCGAGGGTGCTGCCGGTGGTCACGAAATCATCAAAGCAGATCAGATTCGTCTCCGGCGGTATGTCTCCCGGTTCAAAGTCCACGCCGATGCGCTGCTTGGTCCGGGCGATGGCCACATCCTCGCGGTACGGTATGCCGAGGTTCTGCGCCAGGGACGCTGCCACCATACAGGCGAAGTTGCGTTCCTTGTGCCTCCGGCGCGGAGTGGTGATGACGGCGAACCCTCCGGAAGAGAGGTTTTCGCCCAGCACACTCCGGATGACCGGCGCGAGGGAGTTGCTGAAGACCGGCACCATGCCGTCGTCCGCTTTGATGTCCGCAAGGGTCGGACCCTTGACGGTACGCTTCCAGACGGCAATGATACGCAGGCCTACCTTGGGGAAGAGGTGAACATGCTGCTCACTCAGGTCGCATCGTGCCAACACATCGGCGTGCTCTGCGTGCCAGGCTTTGCGCGGCCCGGCTTCCGCAAACAAGTCCTTCACCGGCTTGGCATCCCCAATAGAATGCAAAATGTCGGAGAATCCTCCTTCCCGGATGGATACGGTATCGAGGACCTCCGACACGGAAGACGACACAGGTATGTCAACGGAGAGCGTCATCAGTTGCCGCTGCCGCTACCGCTACCACTGCCTTGCTCGTTGATGACACCGTCCTCGGTGACAATCTCGCCCTCGTAGAACGGAGCGGGGATGAGGTCGGTATGCTCGATGTTGACGGTGGTGGAAGCCGTTCCGGTTGCGCCCTGGCCGTTGTCTTGCGCAACGGTAGCGTTACCTTGCCACTTCTCGTTACCCACCATGCGGAACTTACCGTCCATATCCTGAACGAGCGCAACGATGTCGTTGTTGTTGAAGTAAGCTGCCGCGAGGGACGCTTGCTCATCTACTGCCGGGTGAACGGCGGTAATCTTGTTGAGCTGCGTCTGGCTCGGCTTCTCACCCTGGGCCTCCGAAGTCAATCCGGATTTGTCAACAAGAACATCGATGTAGTGGAATACCTTGTCCGCTGCCATCTGGAACGAACCTTGCAGCACGGCAGAGGTCGGACGACCGTTCTCATCTACCGGCAGAAGCGGCCAGACAGCAATGTTCGACTTCGCCGTGTAATAGATACGGCGACGGATGCCGGGGAGGACGGGTTTGCCCTCGCACCAGTGCAACGAACCCTCAACAGGGGAACAATTATTCTTAGGCATATTCTCAATGAATTAAGAGGTTACACATTAGCACCCCTCCGGAACAGTGTCCGGAGAGATGCGTTGACTTTTAGCCTTGGCTTCCGGAACCGGAACCGCTACCACTGCCGGAACCCGAGCCTCTTCCTTCAGCAAGCGCTGCAACGAGCAGACGGCGAGGATCGATGGACTCGAACTCTACTCCGAAGAACATCGTTGCAACATACTCCAGCGTGAAGGCGCTGAAATGCTCGATGGTCACGCTCTCGGTGTCGGACATGAGGTCCACACCAATTAGCATGTTCTCCTTGGTGGTCAGGTGGATGTACGAGGTACCCTCCTTGCTCGACAGCGCTACGAGTTCGCAGCGACCGTTCGAACCTTCGAGGATATGCTGCTCGAAGCCCCTTACCCACGGCGTTGCCGCGTGAGTAGCGAAGTAAGCATCCTCGTAAGCGTCCAGGATGTCCTGGGTTACGAACATGATCGTCTTCTGACGACGGAGCTCGCGGTTAGCCTTGCGATAGATGCCCTTCAGAACATCTACAGCGTTGGTCTCGTCGATAGCGTTTTCGAGGACGACGTAGTTACCTTTACCCTCGGCAATGTTGCCGGCGGTGATCTCCTTAGCCGTGATGGTGTCCCATCCGTTGAACAGGTCAGCCGTGGTCGTACCGTTCGCTTTGCGGACAGCGCTCCACAGAACTGCGTTGAGGTTCTCGCTCAACTTCTTACAGATTTCGACGAGGACAGCCTTGACGATCTCTGCATTCTTCATCGCTTCGCCCTTGGTCGCAGCCTTCTGACCGATAACCATGGTAGCGACAGAGTTCGGCTCGAACTCATAGTCCACTGCACCCATGAAGGTCTCCAGCTCGCGGAACGCAAGCGCAGCGTCTTTACCCGACTTGATGTCGTGCTTGTACGGACGGAACTGCGCATCGAGCGACAGTGATCCGACGGTCTCCTTGTAGCGGATGCCATAGCGGACGCTTACATACGGGAGAATCTCCTCCAAGCCGGTAACGGGCAATGCAAGGAATTCCTTGCGCCATTTGGTCGCAGCCTCTTGATACGCTTGAAGCTGCTCTCCAGTAATTTTACCTACAGACATGTGTGTGTAATTTTAAGAGGTTAATAATTAGGTTACTTTCCCAGCATTTGGCGAGCGTTGGCGAGCGTGGCTGCCAATGCCTCTGCAGGAGATTGCTCCTCGTTGGCATGACTCTGCTCACCCGTTTCCACTACCGGTTTTGCCGTGGCAGCCGGACGAGCCTCAAGCTCCGCGATACGGGCTTCGGCTGCTGCCAACTTCGTCTCGGCATCTGCCTTGGCGGTCTCAGCAGCGGTCTTTGCCGCTTCATCAGCCTCTTTGTCTGCCTTAGCCTGAGCCAAGGAATCCTCCAGAGCCTGCAACTGAGCTTCGTCCAAAGCATAACTGCCGTCCTCTTTCGGCTCCTCCAGAGCCTTGAGGTTTGCAGCAGCCAATACAGCTGCTACCATCAGAAATACTTTTTTCATAACAGTTGATTGAATTGAGTTATCGGGCTTGGCATCCGGCTCTGCTACAGCCTGTGCGGTAGCAGCCTCCTTCTTGCCGAACCATTTCTTAAACATCGCTTCCAGCTGCGCAAGCCAACCGTCCGCCTCGACAGGCATGTTATCCGGAAGAGGAATACCGGCAGCGGCCATTGCGTTCGCAACCGTCTGCGTGAGTTTCACATCCTCGGTGCTGTCGATGACCTCGTCCACGAAGCCCCAGTCGAGCGCTTCCTGAGCGGTAAGCCATTTGTTCTCGGCCATGAGGTCAAGCATGTCCTTCACCGGCTTCTTGCAGCGGTCAGCATACATCGTAGCGACGGTAAGATCAATCTTCTCCAGACTGGAAGCGGTCTTCTCGTACTCCTTTGCCTTCGCCTTCAGTTGGTCGGCATTGAGCAGCGCCCATTCGAGCACAGCCTGCGAGCACTTATGCACGAGATACATCGCGCTCTTCTCAATGGAGATATGCTTCGCGCCCATCGAGGAGATAGTTGCAGCGCTGGCGTTCATGCCGCGATAGAAGACATGCACATTACCATGGTTAGCGAACGCAGACGATACGGACAGCGCGGTAGCTACCGAGCCGCCGAGCGAGTCGATGAGGACGGTCACCTCTTTGTCGCCTGCTTTATCCAGGACATAGTCAACATAGTCGGTATCGAAATCCCAACCGCCTACGTAACCTTTCAATTTCAAGTCAAATTTCTTTGCCATAGCGCACATTTTTAATTTCCGGCTGCAAAGGTACAACACCGGTCGCGCGACAGGCAACTATACAGAAAGAGGAAAAACGCACCCCCTCGCGTGCGTACGTAGAACACCCCGAATAGGATACAAATAGGATGTTTTTAGGATGTCGATAGGATGCTTTTAGGATGGTTTAGGTACAAAAAAAGTGGGACAGCCGCGAGTGCGACTGTCCCACCGGAACACAATAGACTTAACTAACTTATCAACAAACTGCTATGAAAATGGAATTATTTCTCGAATCGGCTCGGTTCCGGGAACATTACCTGTAAGAAACCGGCTACTCCGGTATCTATCGCTGAGTCATAGATAGAGAATGATTCTGCGCCTTTCAGTAATCCCCAGTCCGTTTCGGTATTAAGGTGATGCAACTTCACATCCTTCCTATAACCACTTGCCCTGTACGGACTGAACTGCATTATCGTCGCTGCCATAGGGGAATTAAGACTGAGACCATAAGTCGACCGCGTATGCATCCATGAATCTATGCCTTGCTTCTGCAAGTAGTCCCATCCCCATCGCGTGTACAACTTATTAGTATGTCCCTCGTAATACTTCAAATCAAGACCAACGACAGCCATGAACTGACGAGTATCGACCATCGTCTGTGTGTAACGCTTATCGCCTACTCCGGTACTGCCTTTCTTTGGCATGGAGTCGCCTTTCCAGTGTATCGGCCAATTATTGAAGTCAACTCGCTTAATGAAGAAATGATCATCACTCGATAGCAGGAACTGCTCGATATCCGTAGCACTGAATAATGCCTTCAGTTTACGATATACGTTCCGAGCAGGAGAGTAGCCCGGAAGATCATAACACCGGAGGAACTGAACTGTTTCCGGATTGACGAACTCCGGCAGTTCGTCTCCTACGATATACACCTCGCCGAGACCGGAAGCGAACTTCTCTATACTCCTCAACGAGTAGCGCAGCTCATTGTTATCCCACTTGCTGCCAGTGCCTATTACATAAACTACATCCATAATCAGAACGGAACTTCGGTTTGTGAATCTTCTTTCTTAGGAGCCTGCGCGGCGGCAGAGTCGGCTTTGACCTTACGTTGCTTCATCTCGTTCAGGTCGGCAGGCGAGACGAAGTACTCCGCATTAAAGACGAACGGACGGCATTGCTTGCTCTCCCGTGCCCAATAGACGGTGCCGACATCCTCCTTGGCTCCGTTGCGCTTATCCTCCTCGGTGATACGCATGGCGAAGCGCACCTTGTGGCTGTCCTTGGACTTGGTCACGCCAGGCATGTCGGAGAGCAGGTTGCGGATGTACTGCTGGTCCTTACGCGCTGCATCCGGCACATACTTCTGAATATAATCGGTGTCGAACTCCAACGTCATCGCGCCGGTGTCCTTGAACATCTCTTCGAGGAAGGACATGAGCGAGCCTTCGAAGTTGGACGCGGTACCGGCCATCATCGTCGCAAGGTCGTCGTTGTAGATGCGTTTGGGGTCGAACCACATGCGGCTGTTGTTCTCCCGTTGCGGGACGAACATCTGCTTGGAGTTGAACCGCTTCTGCAGGAAGTACAGGAATGCCGGTACTTCCTCCTCGATGAACTCCGAGTAGTTCTTGGTCTCGTCGTCGCCTTCTATATGCTCACCGTCATCCGACCATGGTGTCAGACGCATCACCCAGAAGCGTATCTCGTCCTTGGCGATGAACACGGCCTTGCGAACCTCGTTCGAGCACAACACGAACTTGAGGAAGGACGGAACCTCCTGCTTATCCTTACCCTTCCGCTCGACGAGGATGGTGCGGGTGGTCGATAAGTACTTGAGCTTCTCGCCGACCGCCTTATTCTCGCCCAGGCAGGACTCATCGATGCCGACAATCAGTTTGCCGGCAAGCATCGAGTTGAAGTTCGTATCGAGCAGGTTGTTATCGCCGATGACGGTATTGTTACCGAAGATAGCCTTGAGCAGGTTAAGGAAGGAAGTCTTACCGGTAGCGCGGTCACGGCTGACGAGCATGATGATCGGCAGGAACTCGCGAGGATAGAAGTACGCGATAGTGATCCAGTCCAGCAGCATCTCGTAGTAATGGAAGGTGTCCTCCGGATACTCTTTCGTGATCTGATGCAGCAGCTTCTCGATGTGTGGCCACTTGCCCTGCACCGGTTTGGACGGCAGCGGCGAATAGATGTTGTAGAACCGGTAACCCATGCTGTTGATTATCTCGCGGCTGAAATTGATATGGTCGGGTTCTACGGTGGTCGAGATGAAATGCTTGTACTTGTACAGCTTCTCCGAGGTACCTTTGCCGCATTGCGCATTGATGACCTTATCGGCGATGGTGTAGAAGTCCTGCACCGTGCCCGACTTGGCGCCCGGTATCGGCTTCTCCGTCACCAGTACTATCTCCGAGCCGATGGCGACATAGTCCTTGAGCGATTGGTCCAGCAGCTGCACCAGTTTCTTCTCACTCTCCAGATAACGGTAGGTAGCGCCCTTGTAGCGGAACTCGTGATTCTTGATCTGCGGCTCCCACTCCTTGTAGAACGCTTCCGGCGACTCCAGATGGAAGATGGTGCGGATGTTACCGTCGTTGCAGGTACGCAGGTTCTTCTTGACGAAGTAGATACCGGTGCGGCCCGGATGATTGAGGTCGTCGGCAATCGCTTCGACCTCCGTCTTGTAGTGCTCATCGACAATCAGGTCGTCGAGGCCCTTGGGACTGTTATTGACGATGATCTTCTCGCCGGTACGCTCGTCCTCTATCTCCTCGTCGTCCTGCATCTTATTGACATAGGCGAAGAACAGCTCGCAGGGATTGCCCTGGGCGTTCTTGAACTCCAGCAGCAAGTCCTTGAGGCGGAGCAGCGAGGACATGAACGACTGCGGACGCTTCGACAGGTCGGGCGTCTCGCGCCAGGTCTCTTTGCCGCCGGTACGCCACGGGTTGGTGCAGTCGCCGTCGTACAGGATGATGATGTTATCCGGCTTGACGGTATTGAGGAAACGCACGATATCGGGGTACAGCTGTTTGGTCTTGCCGTCCTTGTAGAGCGTGACCGAACCGAGACCGATGACCGCCATGCCGTGCACCGAAGCGCACATCGCTTTCATATAGCCTTCCGTCAGGATGACTGTCTCGATATGCTCGCCCTTCAGGTACTTGCGGTACAGTTCCGGAGGGAAGAACGGATACGTGCCCTTCTTGGTCTCGCCGCCCGGATAACGGTACTTGCCGGCTTGCGAGTCGGACTTCTTGGCTTCTGCCCAGTTCGCCGGACTGAGACGCGTGATGAAGTAGAAATCCTCTACATCACCTTCGGCGTACTTCGGCTGTTTGTCTCGCAGGTAACTGATGAGCTTGCCGTCCAGGGTGTAAGGGTACATCCGGATATTGTCATCCTGATCAGACTGGAAGAGTGGCCACTGCGGTACCAGTGTCCCCTCTCCGTTATCGGCCATATAGACACGGCCCATACCGATCTTCTCGTCGAAGTCGTCCGGGTCGTGCCACTCTGCCGGCCTGTTATGCCACTTCAAGGGAAGCGACACCTGCTCACGGGTCAGACCGCACAGGTCAAACACCCGCTCTTGCAGATAACTCTTTTTCTTCTCCTCGTCCATGGCATCAGGAGATTAAATCAAGGACATAAATACCAGCGTCGGTGTAGGTGAATACTTCCGGAGTACTTACCTCGATAATGAATACCGGCTTAATAGACCACTCCTTTGTATCGGAGTTATAGAAACACTTCCAGTCTCGGGACCAACCTTCGAATTGGATGTCTGAATCGAATGACTCGGAGTCTTTTATTTTGTCCAGGAGAACCTTACGGTCTTCCGGAGTGACTCCATCTATTACAACGGCGTACGTGGTTCTATCGTCCTTAACGCCGGTTTGCTCTACATACAGGATATTAGCTTTCATTTCATTAGACTGATAAATGTGGGGACGGAGAGGGTGTCCGCCCCCGGTTCTGTAATCACTGCCCAACCGTTCCCTCGTTGGTCTCGTTTCCCTTCAGATTGATGACGCTCTGCACGATCTCGTCGTGGTGCGTCGCGCCCATCGTGTACCAGTACACCGCCATCTCGCGCTGGAAGCTGTTCTCCATCGCCTTGCGGTAACCTTGCCGCCACTCCTCCAACTCTTCCGGCTTCTTGAGGGGCGCGATCATCGCTTCCATCTTCTTTTCGAACACATCGACGAAATGGTCGTAGTTCAGATTCACGGCGACGGTCATTGCCATCGCACCCAACGGTTGCGCCTCTATCGCGTCACGCACCTCGGCAGGGGTGAACGCAGCGGCTTTCTCAATCTGTTTCTTAATGACCTGCTCCTCCTTGTGAGTGAGCGGTCGGATGTTTGATTTCTTCTTTACCATACGCTTTTGCTTATAGTTTAAGACGTTAATAATGTTAATAGTTCACACTTTTGTGAAGTAGGTCAGGGTCAGCTGAACCTACCCCGTTTCGGGTGGCTATCCTCGCGGACTGCCAGCCCTTCAGTCTAATACCATGAAAAAATATCTGCAATCTACTTGCAATTAAGTTCACAATTCCGTGAACTTTAGTTAACAGAGGCGAGTCCGGGCCTTTCGGCTGCAGAGGGGCTTGAAAAGGGATACCCCCACTTTTCTATGAGAAAATCGGCCGATTTTCTATGAGAAAAACCCCGTTTTTCTATTAGGAAAATGGCACCCTTCCTTTTTGAGCCTCTCCGGTGGGCGACGCGAAACGCTGCGTGGCAGGGTTTTATCTCCGTTCACAGCGCCTTTGGGATTCCCACCCTTGGCAGCCTTATATCTTGCTCCTCCTTACTCGGAGCCTAACCTCTGTACCTTTCAAAGATCATCCTATTAGTATCTGGTGCTCGTCCACGAAGTCCAATCCTACATCATAGACCTCCGTCTGACTGCCCAGGTTGTAATCCTGCATCTCCTCGATATTGGTAAGGAGACCGTCTTCGTTGCAAGTCTCCCAGTCCTTGACCAAGTAAACCTTGGCATCCGACGGGTACTGCTTGAGCAACTTCTGTAATTCCTTATTCGTCATAATAGTCAAAATTAGATTAGCAGGCGAGTACCAGGCACAGCCGAACAAAGGTGGCGGTTAGCCGATGCAGCAGCAACTACGTGCCTCCTCGGACTTATCGCATGTCAGTGGGGCGATAGTTGCTTATACGAACATTACTGTCCCTACGTGAAGAACCCCACACAAGGCTCACTATCCATGGGTTTCGAGCCATGGCTGCCGCACTCCGTACGTCTTAATAGTCGGACTGCCGCCTTACAAGACTGCCCCGGGCTTCCTTACTCAGCCCCTAACCTGCTAATCAGTTATTCAAAGATCACTGTAGGCGTTTGCCTAATCGTATTACAAAACATTTCTTGTTAGGCATAAATTCTTGCTATTTCCGGGTCAGTTAGCAGATATTTCCGCAGTTTGCGCTTGGCTCTTGTTATGTGTGAGCCGATTGCGCTGAACGGTATGCCGGTCTCTTCGGCTATCTCCTTCATGGATGCGCCTTGTATTTGTAGGTCAAAACACTTGCGCATGTTCGTCTCTCCTAAGATGCTCAGCACATCCATTCCAAACGGCACGTCTCTTCGTCTAGGCTCTCGCTCGCAAAAGTCGATACATTGAAAGCGCGTCTTCTTTTTCCAAAGACTGATGCCAATCTGCATTGCGTCATAAATCCACAACGAAACAAAATCACGTGCTCTCTGCTCTTGCTTATGAGCCAACATGTCAAGGAAAGCATCTTGCGCCACGTCTCGCGCATCCTCATCGGCTATTCCGAGGAAATAAGCAAGATAGGAAGCGACATACTTGAAGAACTTTGCATATTCATCGGTATATCCACCCATTCGCCGTGCGCAGTCTTCGTTGAGCAAGTCCTTCACTTGCAGATTGTTCACGTCGAAGTTCATCGGGTTGCCGTCCTTGAACTCTATCCTCAGTTTGTCAATGTACTTGCCGGCCACAAAGGTGCAATACACAAGCCTTTCGATATTGATGGTGTGGCGCTTGCTGCTGGTAGTTTGTAGTTCGTATATCGGTGTCCGTCCATTGTTCATTCTTGGTGCTAACTCATAGAGCACGTAGTAGCCCTTATAAGGACGGAAGACGTACATTTTGCCTTTTTCGCTGATATAGTAGATAGGCTTGCAGTCGGGTAGTGCACAAACGGGTTGCACATCGCACTCTGCTCGGAATCTCATCTCTCGCAGAGCTTCGTCTTCGTTTCTTACAAATAGCACATTATTACCAAGAGACTTATTCATACCGCTTACGTTCACACTTTTTCATACCATCATAGGTATATACAAGGGTTCCAAAGCCCCTTCTAATTTCATAATCACGACTTTCATCATGTAGTCAAGTAGCCTAGGATCGATGCAGACCAACTCTTGCATACTGACAAACTCATCAACCCGGTACCCATTCCTGCGTATCTCAACCCGGATTCCACTTTGTTCCGGCAGTTCAGTCACCCATACATCGCCTCCGGTCGGATGCCTCAGATGCTGTGCCTCTGGATCTGTTGACGCGCTCTCGGTGTAGTACCCAAGCTTGTATAAACCTTCCAGAGCTCGATGATACGCTGTGCTAAATGTTCCTACACTCATACCCGATAGACTGTCATTACATTGATTGCCGGTCGGATCTTGACAATACCATCGGCTTCCAGTTCGTGCAGAGCTTGCTCGGCCTGCTGGCGGGTGAAGTCATACTCACCGTTCATGATCTCGTCTAGGGTGACGCAAAGCGGGGATCTTCCGTCGAAGTGCCGCATGGCTATCAGCCCAGCCACCCGAGCTGCTACTAATTGCTTAATCTGATACTTGCTCATATTATTCGGTCTCCTAATTGAATAACGAAATACTGTTTGCCTTGCTCCGCTCCCCAGTCCTCGCGACCGTAACCGATCCGGATGCCGTCGCACTGGACGAGCATGGTAGTGGGCGAGAACCGACCGCGATGGAAGAGCACGTAATCATATGGATAGGCGACGAACTTCTTGCACCCCACACATCTTTCAGGACTGAATACGAAATCGTCACATCCTTTATAACAACCCTGTTCGAGATTCAGGTGCCACTCCAGATACAAGAGTTGGAAGTAATACTTCTTCAACTCCCGGTACTCTTCCTTCTTGCGACCGGCTTCGATCTCGTCGTACCAATGGTAGGTGAGCGACAGGTCGAGCACTCTCGCTTCCGGATGCTCCGACAGGAACTGCTGTATTGCTGCGCTGTTCATGACTTCCCTGTTGTTACGCATAAAACACAAGTTCCGGAAGTTGATGATGCAGGTCGTAGCGTTGACGAGGTTCCAGCCCATAATAAGCCACTCGTGCGCTTCGGCAGCCCATGCCGCAATGACAAATAGCTACGGACGTTGCCGTCCTCGTCAATAATTATCATCCCAGAATCCGGTCCATCGACCTCCTCCGGAGTTAGGATAACCTCTGCATTCTCCTCGAATGCGTTCTGAATGTCGAAATCGCTGGCAGCGTCCTTTGCTCTCTGAGCCGCCTGCTCTTCATTCTCAGCTTCCACGGTAACTGTTACTTCGTACCACATAATCTTTTAGTTTTTAGACATTAATAATTATTTATTCTTGCCCCAATTCCATGAGGCGGTAATCACAACGTATAAGGTTTCTGGTATCCGTACTTCTCCGCGATGGCATTGATCATTGGCCACCAACGAGCGTCCGGCTCAAACGTACCGCGTTTCCAGTTCAGGAAAGACGGCTGAGAAACGTGCTGCTCAATCTCATTTCGTACCTGTTCTGCGTCCTTTATACGCAAATTCTGGTAAAATTCTTCAAATATTGTCATTTTATACTGAATTTATTTGTTGCTTTGTTTAAATATAACTAACTTTGCACACACAAAACTTATTTTTGACTGCAAAAGTACAACAAATATTTTATATATGCAAATTTTTTTTAGAAAAATCTGCAATTTCATGTATTTTTTTTAGATTTTTCTAAAATACACAATAAAAAACATGGAAATATTCAAGATAAAAAACTTTTTAATATCAAACTTTTTAACTAATTTTGTATTATGATTGATGTAAGAAAAAACTTAAAGGCAATGATTGAGGAACGCGGTGAATTACAGAAAAGAATCGCGTTAGAGACCGGAAGAGGTGACAGTTCCGTAAGTCAATGGCTCAAGTCTAAGGGGCAACCATCATTGCGAAAAACTTTAGAAATTTGTGAAGTTCTCGACATTTCCATTGTTGATGTGTTTACTTACCCGGAAAAGTATGTACCCGAAAGTCAAGCAAACCCTGTTTGCGAAGACTGCAAAAGGAAGGATGAAATCATCGACAATCTCCAAGAACTTCTACGAAAGTATAAACAGGATAAGAAAAAATAATGAAGAAAACGATTCTTATGTTCGTGGCCATGTCGCTCATCAGCGTCATGCACGCAGAGATCAAACCCGTCTCACAGGGTTCGTACAAGACCGAGTACGTCGGCGGTATCACCGACCAGTATGTCAAAATGCTTTACGCCCAGGGCGGAAGCTATTACGCCTTCAGCCTCAAGTGTGCGTCGAGGTATAATCCGATGACCTTCTCCCTGGTTCTCGGACACTCTCCGAAGGAAGCGCTGCGCTCCGTCGATGCGCTGCTGTCCATCCTCGATGAAGGAGCCAAGAACGAGAGCTATACCATCGACGAAGAGACGGTAGCCGTCCGCAAGTCGAAGAACATTTTGTATATCTCCAGAACCGGCTACGCTGATCCCGGATATCTCGAGCGTCGCCACCTGAACAACGCACGCGAGTTCCTGCAAATGCTTCTGCCGCAATGAGACTGACTGAACCGGTACTGATTGAGTACATCACGAAGATGGTCAACGAGCGCGTAGCTCCGGAAGACCGCAAAGCGTTCGTCGAGAGCCTGAACGCGCGACTGGAGGAGAAAGTCTTCCTGTCGGATATCGACATCGAAGGGGAGTATGGAGACTTGCTCGATATCCTCATACACGACGTGTCCTATGCTGACGAGACGGAGGGCATCAATATACACCTCATCACGGCAGGAATCGGGCGCGAGTTCCTGCTACCATAGTCCGGCGCGCGTATTATGCGCACGGGACTATGCGTAAGATGCCCGCTATCTACCTTATTATATTATGCGTGCACGCGGGCATAATTGACAACGAAAAATCGACCGCTAAAAGACCAAAATGGGCGACCTTGGACGACTCCGTCCATCGTCGGCCATTGAATATAGAGAATAAAATAATTAACTTATTGACTGCGCTTTAGCGCACACTTACACCACTTACCGGAGAGTTACGAAATATCTATTTATTTAGTAACATTTGCCGGGGGTTCGAATCCCCCTTTCTCCGCAAGTGGGATGAGATCAGGGCTCATCCCACTTTTTACAAAAAGAATCGACCGGAAATCGACCAAAATAATTGTCGAGTCCGGGAGAGACTAAAATGGATATGAACAGGTGGTTTTTGAGCGGTGTGCTAACAGCGCGAAGAAAATCACCAAAAAAAAATGTCCACACACGCGAAAAAAGAAGTAAGTACACCGGTCATCAGCGGTGTGCTTACGACAAAAAGACCAGGGCGGCCGGTTGGATCCGCGACGCCCATCAGCATCCTCCCAAGTTACAAACCCGCGATAGTGAACGAGACGCAGGCCCACGGTGTGCACGTAGTGTATGCCGTGCTTGACATGCAAAAAGGCGAGTATAAGCGCTATCGCATCATGCTCAATAAGCATGCCAAGTACTACCCGACGCGACGCAAGATGATGGAGTTCGCCCAGGGCGTGGCCACTCAGATCAATGTGAAGCTGGCCGGAGGATGGACGCCCCAGGGCGAGGAACAGAGCAGCCGGTTCTACACACCGCTGGCCGATGTGACCGACATCTATCTGCGAGACCGGAAGCGAGAAGTAAGGCATGCGACCTATCTGAGCTACAACAGTACAGGCAACGTACTAAAGGAATACCTATCGATAAAGCTGAAGGGCTGCCGGTCAATCGACTTCAATAAAGTGCATGCCTTGGAATTTATGTCGTACCTACTCAACGACAGGAAGGTCAGCAACAAGACCTATAACAACTATCTCAAGCAGCTGCGACTGCTGTGGGAATGGATGATCGTGCACTGCTATTGCAAGGAAAATCCGTTCAAGAGCATCAAGGCCCGGAAGAAAGAGGTGAAGAAGCGCACAGTCATCAGCCAGGACCGGCGCACAGAGATACAGCAATATCTCGAGCAACACGATCCGGCTTACCTCATCTTCGTGCAATTAGTATTCTTCAGCCTCATGCGGCCTATGGAGATACGCCGCTGCAGGATTCACCAGCTGCACCTTGATGAGCACTATATCCTTATACCGGCAGACCAAGCAAAGTGTTGGAAAGAGCGCCCTGCACCACTATCTGATGAGTTGGTCGGGCGCATCCGGAAGTACCTCGATACTCACCCACACAAACAGGACGACTACCTCTTCAGTTCTTGGTTCCGTCCAGGCGCTACCATGACGAGCCACAAGGCCGTATGGAAGCGCTGGGAGAAGGTGGTAAAAGCCCTGAACCTAAAGGACGGACAAACCGTGTACTCTCTCAGGGACAGCGGTATCACGGACATGCTTCACAACGGAATGGACGAACTGACTGTCATGCAGGCGGCCGGCCACCACGATCTGTCCATCACATCCGGATACGCTGATCACGTCGATGAGGAACTGGTGGAGCGAGTTCGAGAGGGGCAGGTCTCCTTTGGCTAACCGACAATCTCGTAGAACTCGCCTTCGATAAGTTCGCTCATACCGTCCACGGTGAAGTGTGCCGTGAACCGAAGGCAGGCGTACTCTTTGCCCTTGATGACGTATATCGCTTTTGGATCCGGGAGCGTCTTCGACAGGAACTTGTAGCGATAGAGCTTCGTTTCGTCTACCTGAGGTAACGACGCAAGAGCTTGAATCGATGGATTACATGGCGCAAGCGTGTCGGTATGCTCAGACAGCGAATAGTTATAATTTGGATAATCCCTATCGCCCTCCTGCGCATAGTATTCCGACTTAAAGTCAGAGATATAATCATTATCCTCTGTCGGCTCGAACTTCCTTGTGTTCAGATAGTGACCACGCTGATCCATCGTTCCGGAGTGCAGCACCACCCACAGCTGCTTATAGTACTGCACTTCGTTATCCTCTCCATCACTAATAACATCCAGAATCTCCTTCAACGGTTCGTCATCGTTCAGACGATACTCAATAAGCTTATCCTGCGGAACCGAGACGACCGGCATACGATAACCATACGTTGACGATCTCGGAGTGTCGCCCATATCCCCATCGATAGAAGGTTTATACCAAATCTTCTTTACCTTCAGCGGACATGGTGCAATACCCAATTCAACACTGCCGTCATTACTACCATACTGGCCAAGTGGCTCGAACTCACAGAACATATACTCCGGATGTCCTTGTGTTTCCTCGTCATATCCCGAACTATTCCATCCCTTATACGATGTCAGAACCAAACCTATATTCTTATCCGATATATCATATAGCAACTTCTTTGCCCACTGTAACTCTGAAACGTACTGCCAATGCCCCCATGCAGCAGCCTGCATCGATGTCTCCAGTTCAGTTATCGTCTTTGAAGATGGATAATACAAGTACGACTTGCCGGCAAGCCACGTGCATGTGTTTACCTTATCCGGATCTGCTTCGTCTGGCAACTTGAATCCGATATTACCTTTATACTGATTTTCCCCGGATTGCAGTTCTACCTCAAAGTCGTCGTTCACCGCCAGGTTAACTTTCCCTGCACCCGCCGTCGATGGAGACAGCTGCTTGTAGGACTTAAACGTGATCTTACTTCCAGAAACCTCACACACACATCCGAAGAAGTTACCAACCTCTTCAAAGAACTGCTTCACCGTCCAATGAGGCAGCGCACGAGCAAGCGAAGGAAACGAATCATAGCCGCTTCTATCAAATACGGTATATACCACGTTCACAACACATACCTTTGTGTACATCGAGATAGATCGCAAAACCGTATCATCGACACTAAAGCCGCACTTCTGCGCAACCAGCGCGATGAGATGATACAGATAGATGTGGCGAGTCGTCCATCCTCCGACTCCGGCATACCCTTCCTTATGGTAAATAGGTTTTCCTTTTTCACTATCCCACACAACCATATTTGCCCATCCTTCTCCTGTGACGCGGCTTATAGATGCCTGTGTACCATCGCTACCATCACAGTCAGAAAAGTCAATATCCGTGATGTAGTTACTTGGCAGAGCCGAAGCAAAGTTCTGCTGGCTAATGCCTTCCAGGAACTGGCCTTTGACCTCCACTTCCGAGACGGAGACGATGGTCAGGATGCCGGTCTTATCGAACGACTCGGTAACAATCTCGCATGGGAACGAGACCGTGCTGATATCCACACCCTTCACGTGCAGTGCACCGAAGATAAGGATGTTCTGCGGACAGTCCTTCATCGGGAACTCGATATCCATGGAGTAATCCTCTGCGTCCGTGAACAGAGGGTTCTCCGACACATATTCAAACGAGGAGTCTGCCTTCAGTACTGCCTCTTTTCCGTTAACAATGATTTTCATTTCTTCGACTTGTTACGCATTAATTGTTCATAACGCCGCTGAGCTCGCACAATGCCCTTATCGCCGGTCATGGTAGTGGCGGCATAGATACCGTTGTCGAGTGTCTTGTTAAGACGGTCGAGGGACTCGCCGACGGAAGCGCTTCCGTCGGACGGTTGATGCGCTTCGGTTGGAGAGCTGATGCGCTCCGATGAAGAAACGGATGCGCTTGGACTCGGCTTCGAGAGCTGTCCGATGGTGTTCGTGCGCTGCGCCTGGTCCAACTGGGCGATAGTGGCCGCTGCTGTGGGGTTCGCAAGCAGTTCCTGCGACGCTACCCACTCTCCGGCGTGAACGATACCGGCAGGCTGGTACTTACTGCCTGGCATGGTATAACCACCGGCAGCGTAACCCTGTGCCATTGCCGCTTCGTGTTGCTTCTTGAGGGTCGCCAACTGGATACCACCGGCAGCGACCGCCATGGCAGCGGCGATAGGTCCCATGATCCAACCGACAACCGGTATTGCTGCTGCAGACGAGTAGGCGTTGACCGCCGATATCGCAGTCTGAGCGATAGTCGAAGCAATCTGCATGCCGTACTTCTTTTCCTCGGCTTCGTTCTTTATCTGGGCAATCTCTTTCTCTTTCTCCGCCTCGATGCGTTCGGTGGCGGCAGCGTTGCCCTCGGCTGCTGCAAGTTCGGCTTCGTACTTCTTATTGATCTGCGCTTCCTGCAGCGACACTTCCGCGTCGATGAGGGAAGTCAGACCGGAGAAGATCTCTCCCATTCCGGAGACGAGCGTCTGGAAGGACTGATAGAAGCCTTGGAATCCGTCCGACTCCATGTACTCCAGCACTTGATCGACAGAAGCCTGTGCAGCGTCCACGGCCATCATCTCAGCCTGGTCGTTGTACTTCTTGGCAATCTCGTAGCGAGCCTTTTGGTAGGCTTCCTCAATCTGTAGCTTCTGGTCGGCCGTGGTGGCAGCGGCCAGCAACTCGGCCCGGACAATCTCCAGCTGAGCTTTCTCCTCGGCCATGCCAGCCGGATCCGTATTGCCGGCAGCCTTCTTGAAATACTCTTCCTGAAGGCTCTCGCGTATCTTCTTGGCTTCCTCGGCATGTTTAACCTGGTAGTCCTTAGACTTACGTTGATATTCACGCTCGGCCTTTAGATACTCTTCCGAGCCTTCCTTGTACAGGCTAACCATATTCTGCAGGTGCTGCAGCTCGGCCTGCTCAACTGCCAAATTATAGGCACGGGTAGAGATTTCTCCGTTTGCATACTGCTGTTTGAGCACCATCTGCAAGTCTTCATACCCTTCTTTTTCTGCCTCTACCGACCTTGATATGCCTTCTTTCTCCAGCTTCTGCTTTGCCTCAAGATACTTAGCCTGGGCATTAAGGTACTCCTGCGTTCCTTCCTTGACCTTATCCAGTCTTGCTTTGGCCTCCTCTACGTCCAACTCCAGTTGACGCTGCGTATATTCCTTATGAGATTTCTCACCCATAAGATACGCAATCTTATTCTCCGCATCAAGACGTGCATACTCATCTGTTATTGCCTGGTCTCCAAGTTTCTTCTGCGCTTCATAGAAAGCGGCCCTTGCTTCCAAATACTCCTTACTGCCCGCTTTCGCCTTCTTCATGACTTTCTTCTGATAGTCAGACTCCAACTCCAGCATCTTTTTGTCATACTCCTCTTTCGACTTCTCACCCCTTGCATAAGCATCCCGGTTTATTGCATCCTGTTTTGCCCGCCATTCTTTCTCTGCCTTGAACGGATCCGTCTTTCCTCCGGATGAGCCGCCTTTCTTTTTCTTCGAAGAACCACCACCAGTGCTTACTCCGGTAAACGTGGGTATCTTCGTGTCGACAGTAGAACCTCCAGTCACAACCCCACCGGCGTCCTTTTCAGCTTGCGTGGCCTCTTTCTTGGCTTGGGTATACATAGAGCCGAACATCTTTTTGACAGATTCCTCTCCTATCTTGGCAGCCTTATCAATAGATTCCTGATGAAGCTGATCCAAGAAGGCATTGAATATCTCCGCTCCCTTCTCGGTGAAGACAGTGAACTCCTGGATATCGCCGGTTAGTTCATTAACCTGCGTCTCCTTTTTAAACATCCCCTTCTGACTAATACCAGACTGTTCGAAGGCTTTCCATTCCTCCGTACTAAAACCGACTGAATCACCGGCACTCCGACGCCTCATATTATCTTCCATTTCTGCCGCATCTGCATACACCTTTTTTATCTTTTCTTCATACAACTGCTCCAAAGCATTAGCCTTGGCGCGAGCTTGCAAAGCAGCAACTACCTTATCCGTATTATTTATGAATGCCTCGTCGGCCTCGGAGACAGAATTAATACTAAGGCCGAGCTTTTCAAAGCCGTCCTTATTCTTAGCCAACCAGTCATTCTTCTCTTGTGCCGATGACAACTGCTGCCATTCTGTCTTCAACTTATTATAGGAAGCCATTACACTACCTATACTTACCGATACCTGAGTGCCGGCCTCACGCTGAAGCTCCAGAGCCTTGCGGTGCTCATCGGCAGCCTTGGCGGCTTCCCGTTGACGCTTGATGAAGCCATAGAGAGCCGTTCCGAGAGCAATCACCAGTGCAGCGACAGCCGCATAGGGGTTCGCCACGAGGGCTTTGTTAAACGCCTTCACTCCCTCGATGGCTTTCTTGATACCGCCGGTGAAAGCGTTCCAAGCGTCCTGCGCTTTTACGATAGCGTAATAGGCAGCGATGGCAGCAGCCAAGCCGACGATCTCCGTGCGGTACTCCTTGACGAACTGAATGACCTTGAGCATCACTCGCATGGTCAGGGAAGTAGATGATATCACCTTGGAGACGATTGGCATGAGTTCCTTGCCGAGCGTGACAGCCATCTCGGTGAAGCCCTTGCGAGCTTTCTCCAGACCGGCTTGAACGGTGGTGTTCTGCACCTCAAACTCTTTATCGATAGAGACCGCTTCGTTGAAAGCTACGTTTGCAGCCTCTTGTTGTTGGCGCACCATATCGACGTTACCGGCAAGGGCAGCAAGGACAGCCGATGCACGCGCACCTTTTTCTCCCATATCCGCAAAAACCGGAGCAAGAGAATCGATACCGCCGAGTTCATGCAGGCGCTCCAGGAGCATAAGCAAACCTTCGTTCGTCGATCGTTTGCATGTCTCCGAGAACTTTTCTACCTCCAGACCGGTAGCGGCTGCTATCTTGGCCGGATCTTTAAAGAGATTCATAATAACCTTTGACAGTGCCGTAGCGGACATCTCCACCTTCTGACCTTGGGAGTCGAGCACGGCACCGAAGCCCATGATCTCCGGAATGGTCATGTGGGCCTGAGCACCGACACCGGCAAGACGCTGGGCGAACTCCGCCAGATAGGGTGCAGCGGCGGTGGAGTTCTGCGAAAGCTCATTGATGACCGAACCGACCGCCAACAGACTGCGTTCGGTACCGAGGGCTTGCTTATCGCCGAAGATATCGGTTAGCTTCGAGAGTGTCAGCGTGGCACCATCACCGAGGTCATCAAGGGCGACGTTGATCTTATCGGCGGCTTTGACGAAGCCTAACACATCCTCCTCGGATTGCAGACCGAGCCGACCGGCTTCCTGTGCCAGTTTGTTCAGTTCCTCGCGGCTGGTGCGGGTGTCCATCTTCTTGAAGGCGTCGTTGAGATGGTTGACTTCCTCCTCGGTCATGCCGGTGTACTTGCGGACATTCGCCTCTTCCTGTTGCATCTCGGCGTAGGTCTGCACGGCTTTCTTGCCTGCCATCACGACGCCGGAGAAAGCAGCTACCGCACCGGCGGCCATTGCACCCCAGTTCTGGACACCGTTACGCATCCGGACGAGCAGAGATTCGGATTCTTTCATCTCGGCATTCACTTTGTCAATCTCCGCCTTGACTTGACGGATTTTCTGAATGTGTGCATCCCATGCCGGTGTGCCTCGCTCGATATGCTTCAGCTGCTGATTGAGGGTGGTGAGAGTCTTCCGGAGCTCGTGCGGCGTAGCCTTATCGAGACGTGCCATGACATCCGCCACGTTCTTGGTGGAGGACTGAATCTGCTTGATGGTCTGGTTGACATCCTTGAGGGATTTGTTGAGTTGCTTCTGCGCAGCCTTATCGCCGCGACGGACAGCCTCCTCCAGCTGCTTGCCAAGGTTCTCGGCTTCCTTCTGCAGGATGCCCAGTGTCTTCTCTGCCTGTTTGCCGTTGATGTACAGGCCTACGGTGGTGTCGTTATTCGTATTCATAGTATAATATAATGTCTTTATCCTACGCCAAGCAAGCTGACAGTGGCGAACTTGACGGGTTTGTTATTCATGCCGATGTAGAGGGTATCGAAGGCGTCGGTACCGTCGGTGCGGTGCTCCAGCAGGTTCTCCTCGGACTCCGCGAGCTTCTCCCCTGCCTTGTACTTCTTGAAGCCGTTCGAGCCTCGCATGACCTCGGCGGACTGGATGGCGATGAGTAACGCCTCGTTGTTATCCATATTGAAGTAGGGCGTGAGTCGGTTCTGCCCGGCAAAGCCCCGGTTGATGAGCAGGTATTTCTCGGTGTGGCGCATCGGCGGTCCGAGATAAACGGACTTGCACGTCCATCCGTGGGACTTGAACTCCCGCTCGATGACTTTCTTGAAGTCGTCTTTATTGACGGCGTAGTTGGATCCGAGCGCGGTCGAGTCATAGTAGAAGACGACTTGCTTCTTGCGGTGGTTGCGGTAGTAGGTGCAGAAATCGGCAATGAGTGCCGGTATCTTCCGCTCGAACTTGACATAGAAGGACTTGATGACGTTCAGTCGCCCGTTGCTCTCCTGCCCGGCTACTATCCAGTTGATGTTGGCGTTGTAGTCCATGCCGATGCAGATAGGCATGTCCGGATTGACATCGCGGTCTGCCTGGCTGTTGAGCAGCTTCTGGTACTCCGCTTCGGTCTTGCCGTAGCCGAGCGACAGCAGATAATCGTTGTCGGCGGCGTGGTACTTGTGCCGCTCCTTCATCGAGTTATAGAAGCCGTCTTTGAGGATACCGATGCGCTGGCAGAGGATGGAAGTCTGGAAGACGAGCGGCGGCAGGTCGCGCTTCATGTCGCGGATGTAGTTCACTCCAACGACCTCCAGGTTCTCGATGGTCGATACCTCGACATAGAGGACGGCAGCGGCACGCAGTTGGTTAATCGCCTTGTTATTGCTCCGGAGCTGGTACTTGATGTAATCGGGTACCGGCTTGCCGGCTTTGCGCAGCGTCTTCACTTTCTCCTTCAGCTGGTACTCCTTATTCACAAGCGCTTCGATGCAGTCGATGACCTCCTGGTTCATCTTCTCGCGGTAATTGAGGAACCAACTGCCTTTGTTGCCGACCGGCATATCGGACATGATCATGATGGAGTGATGGCACGAGTGCTTGCCGAAGTACGCCCGGATACCACCGTTCGCCGGCAGGGTCTCGTCCTTGAGTTTCTCGAAGTTGATGAACTTCGCCTCGTCGATGAGCAGCCAGTCGAGTGTGAGGGAGTTGGAGCTACCGGCTATGTCCTGACTGATAAGGATGGCTCGGCTTCCGTTGTAGAACGATATCACATGCTCGTACTCCTGCGGTTCGACCTTTGCCACACCGAAGCCTTTGGGCGGTTTCTTGCCCACAACATAGTGGACGCCCTCAATCAGACCCATCGCCTTCCAGCAGCTGAACAGTCCCGGCAGGGTGTTCGTCAGACCATGCCGGAAGGTAGGCACGACGATGCCGCCGGTAGAGCCGGGCATCCGCTGCATGTTCCGGAAGGCAAACGGCGCACCCATGCCGTAGGTCTTACCCGTACGGCGACCGGCCACGATGACCGATGTCTTGGCGCCGATGAACATCACGCGCTGCTGGATCTTATTGAAGTATATCTTTGCCATTTTCCTCTTTTTCCTCCGGGAAGAGCGATTCTTCCTCCAAATCGGCGGGTTCAAACTCTATATCTTCGATGTCGGGATTATCTACCGCCATCTGCTTGCGGAGGCGTGCTTTGACCTCCTCCAGATTCGGGATAACCTTGAGTCCGATGATGGTCGGGTCGGACGACGGGGTGAACGGCTGAATGACGATATCGTCGTAGGGCAGTGCCTTCTCGTCCTCCATATCGACGCGGTTGACCTTGCCCAGCTCCTTGGCAGCCATTGCCATTGCCTTGGTGTCCTTGCGTGCCTTCGCCATGTTGTAGGTCTCCAGCAGCATCTCGCTCACCTGCTTGCGGTAGAACTCGCGGGACGCCGGAGCGAGTGCCGGGATGAGCTGCTTGATGAGGGCGAGGTCCGAGTAGGCAGCCGTCTCGCAGATGCCGTACTTGCCGGTGAACGTATCGATGAACTTGCGGTCGCGCTCGGAGGGATTGGACAGCATCCAGTTGTACATATCCCGGAGGCGGAGCAGGTGGTCCACCCGCGCCGCATCGTATCGCGTCAGCAGTTCCTCGGCAGGGGTGAACATCTCCCGCTGCGCCAGTTCTATGTTCTTGATTTGTGGCATATTACTCGTCGTCCTCCATATCGAGCAGGTTATCTTTTATCTTATCCAGGGACAATGGTGAACCCATCTTGGCCAGCTGCATCTCCTGGGCGAGCAGTTCGGCCTTGCTGGTAGCTTTACCGCGCCGGTAGCGCCGGCTGACCTCGCTCGACTCGTTGCTGATTGCGGCACGCAGTTCGTGAGGATCCACCTCTATCACCAATGCGATATCGGTAATCTTCATGTAGATGGATGACAGCTTCTCCACCTGCTCCAGTTGCTCTTGGGTTAACTCAATCATCGTCCCACTCTTTTTCGTTATAACTCAAATCGATGTAGGTATCGACCGCTACCTCGAACATGCAGACGGCAGTACCGGGGATGAGTGCCGACGGTGCTTCCTGCAGGTTGATCCGCGGGTCGAGGTACTGCGCATTCTCCGCCAGCAGGGTCTTCTCCATGATGAGTTTGGAGAGGAACTGCCGGTTCAGCTCCTTGATGGTGCTCAGGCAGGTTGCCCGGGCGGACATGTTATTCAGCGCATGGCGCATACCGATAAAGACGGTATTGGTGCGGCGGGTGTGGGGCGAGTTCTCCAGTTCCGTATAACCGGCAGCGTTATCGGCCACCATCACGAAGTTGGCGGTACTCTGCATCTTGGCAACGGCTTCCACCATGCCCTGCAGTCCGGACACCTTGCAGAAGACGAAACCTTTCGCCTTCGCCAGTTTGTTGCGCTTGGTCAGACCCTCGTAGAAAGCCACGGGGTTCCATTCGGTCGTTCTATTTTCCATTTTTCTGTTGAATTCGTTTCAGTTCGTTGTACTCCTCTGCCTGTGCGTCGAGTTCGGTCAGGGCACGCCAGCAGTCCATCTCGTATATCTCCTTCTCCTTGGTGATATCGCCTTTGGTGAGGGCACGGATTTGCAAGTTACGCGACGAACGCAGCTTCTCATACACCTCTCGGTCGCTCTCCTGTTTGTTCTCGTCGATAGGGGCGGGAACGAAGAAATGCGGGAACCTGTTGGCGAACAGCTGCTTGACCGACGCCACCCAGAGAAAGACACTGTACGCCTCCGGAGCGCTCAACTCCAGACGCTTGCCGTACAGGATGCGGCTGATATCGTTGAGGAAGGAAATCTCCTTGTGCCGGAGGTATCCTTGGTAATTGGCTTCGATAATCAGCCAGTCCTCAAAGCGCAGACCCTGAAAGTCGGCATTCTCCTGCGCCTCGCGGCCCTGTATCTTCTCCAGACAGACCGGCGTGGTGGGAATACCCGTCAGCCAGTCCATCATCGGCAGGAAGGCGGCTATTTGCTCGGGCTTGAGCACTTCCAGCTGCTCCTGCGTCAGTTTGCCCCACCGGATGATGCACAGCGATTTGATTTGGTCCGGCGTATAGTGTCCGGACGAAAGCAGGAAGCAAGCGTAGTGCAGTTGCTTCTGATCCAGCTCGCGCCAGTCGGTAGGGACGGCGATGTCTATTCTCATAACCAAAAGCCTCCTGAATTCTTATCGTTTTTGTAGGTATAGTCTGCCCAGTACTTGGCAGCCTCGGAATTCTCCCAGTTGGGGAAGGTGTCCGGATGCTTGCGTATCCAGTCCACCATCTGCCGTGCCACACGCTTGCCCTCTTCCGGCGTCATCTTATCGGTGAGCTTCCGGACGATGTACTGCTTGACCATGAAAGCGAGCGTCGAGAGCGGTTCGTTGACGGTGGTGTCGTAGGCATAGTTCCGGAGTGCGGAGAGAACATCGGACGAGAGGACGCGGCGCGCCAGCATCTCTTCCATTGCGATGATTCTTATTTTGTCGGCCAGGTAGCTGGCAAAGAAATCCTTCGTCACCTCCTGCATCCGTTGCGCCTCGTAACCTTGGAAGACGGTACCGCCAAGGACAGCGCCGTTGAGAATCGCATCCAGTGCCTCGATAGCTTCGTCCACTTGTGCCCGCAGTCCGTCGAGCAGCGCATTGACACGGTCACGGGATGCCGGAGCGACATTGTTGTCGGACACGATACCGAAACCGTTTTCCGTCAGGATGAGGTCGAGCGACGGTATAGCACGCCGGAAGCCTTCGTTGGCGACGATGATCTTGGCGTAGGTCATGGCGCTTTCGTTCTCGGCGATATCGGCATACTTGACTACTCTCGACTCCAGCCATGCCTCTGCTATCGTCAGATGCGGCGTGATCTTCGTGAACAGGTCTTTCTCTCCTTCCACGGCGGTCACCACATTCGGGATGTACGCCGTCAGGAGTGCGTTGTTGGTGATGTATTTCATTGGTTATCCTCCTTTCCTTGGTCGTTGGTCTGTTTGATATCCTTGTGCTCGTCGAGGGTAGTGAGTTGCATGATCTTGCACTCGGGCTTCACGCCTTCCCATTTATTGATGTAGCAAACCATCTGGTGCACACGCATCATCAGGTCGTGGGTCGGTTTGTTCAGCAGCTGGGCAATCATGTACAGTTCGCGTTTGTCGGAGCCGGAGTTATTGGACTGCGACTTGCCGGGCACGGAGCCGACGAGGTTCGAATGAACGCCCATCACGAAGCACACCATGTTAATCGCTTCCTGGATATCGGTCTCCCAGTCGCCGCCTTCCTTACCCTGTTCGAGGTTGGTGATGGTGATGTAGGGATTGGGTTTGCCGGTACCCGGGTCGAGGTACGCACCGGTGAAGATAGCTCTTCCGGAGTTCTCTGCGCCGGTGAGGAAATTGATTATCTCCGTCTTCTTGGCGTTGACAGCCTCCTGTTGTGCCTTCTCATCGGTGACGCCGGCACGCTGGAACAGTTCCTGCCAGTACTCGTCCTGAATGGTGATGATGTACTTGAGCGGGGCGGCATTCTTGAGCTTGGAGTACTTACCGATGGCGATGAGCTGCTTGATGTCGTACCACTTGCCCTTGAACAGGGAAGCGTAGTACGGAATCGGGTAATAGGTGCTGTCCGGCGTCGGGTTGCGCGTCACCATGGCGAACTGCACTTCGCCTTCCTTCTTGCCCTTGGCTTTCTGCATATACTGCTCCAAGTCATAGAGCGGGTCATCCGGATCCAGCAACACAAAGCGCTGCACCTTTTCCGGCGTATCCGTGTCCCGCCACTGACCGTAGAACACATACTGCCGTGCGGCGTCCTTGGGACTGAACCGGCAGTACATCGACTCCAGGCGATGGATAGCAGCGATGGCGTCGCGTTTCTGGTTGAGGGTGAAGAGGGTGACGGCGAAGTCCCAGTATTTCATGTCGGTGCCCATGCCGAGGTGGAACGAGGTGAGGTCGTTATGCAGCATGAAGCGCTGCACACCGTTTCGTATCTCGTCGGTGGCATTCTCCGGCAGGGTGTACTCCAGACCGGCGGCATAGCAGTTCTTGATGTTATGCTGCATACAGGTATTGATGGTCTCGTCCTGCTCTATCTGGTCGAGGATCTTGAAGGGGATATCGTTCTTGATACCCCACGGCATATATTCCAGACCGTTTTTGAGCTTGGTCGGTTTGATGCCTTCAGTAGCCGAGTCCTCCTTGAACACCTTCGTTGCGGACGCAGTGAACGCGGCAGCAAGAGCGCTCTTGTTGACGGTGAACTCGTAAAATTCGATAGGTAATGTCTTCATAGTCGTGCATTAAATTCGGGTGCAAAGATAATACATCGCACACGGGTGCAAAAACCACAAGGGGGTAGAACATAAACATGCGAAAAATGCCGATTTTTATTAAAAATTCATTTTTCTTGCATTTATTCTCAATAAATCTTGCATATATCAAAAAATTGTTGTACCTTTGCACCAGATTTCAAAAACAAACATGTCTAACAACTAAAAGTAATCATTATGGCAAACTACACTTACGCAAACGGAATCGGGGCAAAGGTTGGTGAAACCCCTATGCCCAACTGCTTCAATCGTCACATCATCGAATTAGCAGATGGTCGTGCGTTCTACGACAAAACAGGCACCTTTATTGGTCGTGATTATGTCGAGAGCAAGGATTGCTACGAAATCGTAAAAAGCAAAGCCGGTAACGAGTACGCGGTTAACCTGTGCAACGGTTACTGCTATTCAATGTCTAACGAAGCAAAATAGATCTGATATGGGAGGACGAAAGAAGCAGGAAGGCGAGCGGCACATGTACACCGTCGCCGATGACGTTCACCGCTTCATCATGGAGCATGGAGGCGGTCAGTACATAACCGACACAATCCGCGTAATAATAGCGGTCAGTCGATAACAAAAAAGCAGGGCGCTAACCCTGCTTTTTTTCTCGTGCAACAATCTGCATAAAGACGAGGTGATTGAACCGCCACACCTGCCAGTACTCCTCGCAATCCTTTGCCAACTCGACACCGCTGGAGCCGCTTATGAACTCCAAATGTGCCATAATTCTGCCGCTTTGCTCCAGCAGCTCCTCCAGCTGCTCCACACGGCACGCTTCCAATAATTCTTGAATGGTAACCATAACTCAATAACTTTTTAACATTTTCTTATATCGCGGCGAGGCGAACGCCCGACCCGCTTCTATGTCCTTTAACTCCTGCTTGGCTTGCTCGCGGCATATCTGATAGAGCCGACCGCCCCAACCGAACTCGCTGACCTCTTGCCGGAACGCCTCACGCATTGCGGCGCTTATCTTTGCCGGAGCCTTGACCGGAGAGGCAACCGGCGCAACGACCGGCTGAACCTCTGCGGCTGCGAAAGCGGCAAACAAATCTAACTGCTTAATCATTGTGCGCCTCCTTTCTTGAATGCCACTTGACGAGCGGCGAACAGGAACACCACCGGACACCAATTCTGACCCTCGCGCGGCTTACCCCAGAACAGCAGCGCTTTCTCGCCCTTGCGAACCTGACCACCGCGCCGCTTCCAGCCCTCGAATGTATGCAGCTTTGCACCCTCTTTCACTCCATACGCCTCACGGAGCAACTGATTAGCCGGAACCATTTCACGACCCTCACTTGACGCCATAGCATCCAACTCGCCGCACCACGCTTTCAACCAACTGCGCAACTCTGCAATCTTTTTTGATTTTGTACTCTCACTAACTTCTACAAACTCTTTCGAAGCGACTTTTTGATTCATAACCTTTTTCATAACTGTACTGAATTTGATTGTTAATAACTTGTTGATAACTTCCTTTTTTGATTTCGTGATGCTTTATAAAGGTAGCAGATACAGCAACGCAAGATTTTTGGCAAGAATACTACCCGTAGGGCTGGAGATTGTTGACAAAACGTGCCTTGACCTTGCATAGCGAAAGATACGACTTACCTTTGCATCACAGAAACCGAAAGAGGAATAAACAAGTGACAATCTCAGGACATTGAAAAAGGATGAACCAAGAAGCGGCGAGAGAGCCGAGAAGCGAGAAATCCCCACGTGCCGGGTTCCGGCATGTATCGAGCCGACGGATGGGTCTCCCACCGGGCAGAAGACACCTTCCGGCGAGACAAAAAAAAGCAGCCGGTCGGGCTGCTCATTGAAAAGAAGAAAATTAAAATGGAACGTCGATCACTGTCTTCCGGATGGACAAACCAAGTACCGAGTACCTGGTCTTCTGCCCAGCTTTTGTGACACTGGCCGATGGCATGCCGAACGTATAGCCGTCGGAGGTAATGAACCGCTCCGATGAAGAGAGGGTGCAAGTTCTGAGGACCTGCGCCTCCTCTTTCACCGGCAATCGATATGGATCCGGAATAGTAACAGTTTCCGCTTCAGCATAGAGCTTGCCTGTCGCGATGACACACACCCACCACTCTGTCGAGTCGGTCTCATAGACCATTTTGCTAACATCAGCAAAAGGGTCACCAGGCTGCTCCGGCTCGTTCTTCTTAGAACACCCGACGAGGAGCACCGAAATGGAAAGTGACAGGCACAGAATCGTCGGAAGCACACAATATGTTCGTGAAGTGAACTTCCTGAACATGCGTCTCGGGCGTTAGAAAGTGACGTCGCTGTCCGCTCCCCATGATGTCGCAAGGCTGATGAATGAACGAGTACCAACGAACAGATTGCCGTGGAGCAGCGTCTTGGTGTTGCTCTTGATGGGCATGGTGCCGGTTGCCTGACCGATGATGTCACCGCTGCCGTTAGTGGCAGTCAGCGTGTATGTCGTGGTGCTCTCGGTGCCATACACAGGTGCAAGGACAGGGAGCTTGTATTGCACATCTGTTTGACCTACCTTAGACGCGATGCTGACCGTCTGATCGAACTCACCAGAGCGCACGCCGGCGAAGGTCGTCGGGTTCAGACCCTTGTAGTAATCGCCAAACTGAATACGCAGGTTAGCAGCGCCTGCAGGTATCTCGTCCTCGATGGTGATGACCACCATGCCCGTGAGGCGATCCATGGTGACGTACTCATCCGACCCGCCGGTCACGTTAATGTCGTAATGTTTGCCGAACGTCGAACGCAGAGAAGCGCAGTTCAGCACGCCCTCGCTGTAGCTCAGTTCGGTTGAACGGGTAGCGACAAAGTGCAGATGGTGCTCGCCTGCAGTGAGCATGACCGTCACAGTGCCGAAGTTCGGATCTATATTTTGTTGCCGCATCAGATAGGTTGCACCATCGAACAATATGAGGTCGGTCATCTGCGATCCGTCTTCATCTGTCAGCGGAGCAACACGACGAACATCCGGAGCATTCATCGGCTCGGTCTCAACGGCGAGTTCTGGAACACGGAAAGTAACTTGATGCTGCTGCACCTGTACGGGCTCGTTTTTGCCCTTGCAGCTAACGAATAAGAGCGCAACTATGGCGCTGAAGAAAAGATACTTTTTCATGTTAATTTTAATTAGACGCTGCAAAGGTACACTTTTTTCACAATATATGCAAGAAAAAGGCACTAATTTTTAACAAATCAGCACCTTTTTAATATTAAACATAACCATTTCTTAGGCTAATCTCGCCTTGAACGCACGCCATTTCTCATCGGTACTCTTCTCCTTTGTCGGCTTGCCGGTCTCCGGATCATATACTGTTCCGGTATTCCACCCGAGTATTCCAGGACATAGCTTTAGGCTTGCATCATAATGGCGGATCACTCTCTCCAGCGGTATATGGTACTTGGCCATGATCATCTTGGATAGCTTGACAGCATTATCCACAGCTGCGTCGGTGAAATACCATCCTGAGTGATTCGGTACCTTGGCCGTTGTACCTTCCTTCAGGTTCGAGCAAATCTCGATGCTGATGGCATTCTTGTTCCAAACACCATGCTTACCTTTTCCGTCACCGACGGCCCAGCAGAAGTATTTCTCCGGATTCGGATTAACTTGGAGCATCGAATCGTCGTCGACAACAAAGTCGGCGCTTGCGTTTCGATTGAGGAACACGTTGCGAGTCTTCGTCTCCGCATTGCCGGCTGACGTGCGGCCTGCCGTGAAATGTATCACCAGGTACTCGATAGGCCGGCCATCGCTGTGCGTCAGATGCGTACTGATTGGGTCGTAGATCACATCCTTTCCGAACACTGAGTTGTCCTGCGGCTTGCTGGCCTTTGTCATCGCGGCCCAGGTCTTATCGCCAACGATGCCATCAGCTACAAGCCCATGCGCCTTCTGCCATTCCTTGACCTTGCCCTCTGTTGTAGGGCCAAAAACGCCGTCCGGACGGCAACCTAAAATTTTCTGCAGGTCTTTTACCTGATCACCTTTTGAACCTCTTTTCAATATCATAATATTCTATTTTAAAGATTTTTTGAGAGAAGGCAAAAAATTCTCGGGGGTTTGCCTTTTGAAAGTTTACGATTATCAAGATTTCGGGTCAGAACAGAATATCCGACCTAAAGGATTCTTGACGATGTGATTGTCCTTTGAACAATAAGGTACTCCTTCCTGTGAAAGCCGGAACCGAACACACTCCTCACATCTATAAAATGCTTGTACACTCATAAGAACGGTATAAATTTACGTGCAACAATGATATACGGTGCGGTGGCGGGGAACTTCTCCATGATCCACGCCGCTACCTTAATGGCCAATAGTATCGCCGTGATCCAGAACCACCACGAGCAGAACCGGTCATAGCCGGTACGGGACTTCTCCACCACCTTCCGGTACTCGGACTGCAGGGTGTTGTACCGGTCGGCTATGCTGTCGGCGGAATGCTTGTAGTCGGAAGCCAGCGCACGGTAATGGTTCGTGCTGTCCCGTTGCTCATGGTGCGTGTCGGACTGCTGCACACCGGCTACGTTGGTCGCCTCGCCGGTCCTGCTGTTGTATGTTCCGCCGCCCTGGGCGAACTGGATGAACAGGCCGGAACTGTCGCGGACGGTGACATGGTGCTCGATGATGTTCACGCTGTCCCGGATGTGCCACCGGATGCTGTCCTGCCAACGGATAGCCACCGAGTCGCGGATGTGGACATTCTCCGTCAGACTGCCCGGCGTCTTGCACCCGTGGAAGACCAGGCAGAGAACGATGGTCAGAACGATGGCTATGAGGTACGCAAAGAACTGCGTCCGGCAGCCGCTTGTGTCTCGATATCCTTCCATAGCTGCTATTCGTTAGTTGGTTCCGGCGATGGTTCGGGTTCGGGTTCGGGTTGGGGATGCTGCCGTTCCCACCATGCTTCGTAGTCAATGCGAGCCATGTCGGTACACTCGTGCCAGAGCGGTTCGTCTTGTGCAGGGATAGAAACGGACGGATAGAACTCACGCTTGACGTCTTCTGCGTGGTCGCGCCAAAGCCACTCATTGGGGGCTTCGGGGTAAAGGTCAATAATCTTCTTCATATCAATTCGGTGCTGGCGAAATCGTCCAGCCTTTTTGGGTTATAATTATGTTTTCGATGCCGTAGGTTGATTCGGCGGCGTGGATGGCGTTGCGCACGGCTTGGGAAAGGGTGAGGGTCTTGCCACTGCCGTTGTCGGTGAGGCGATTGGCGATGTAGTCGCGGAAGTTTTGCAGGAACAAAGCCTTTTTGTCGTTGTCAGCAAGGACATTCGTCGGGTTCCAATATCCCAAGGCAAAATTATATGCAAATCCTTCTCCTATTTCTACATGTATCAAATTTGTTGTCTTATCATCTCCAAATATACTATCTGCCATATATGAACTATCGCCCGGAAAACAATTCATACCTGTATCGCCTATAACTACTTTTTCAATTTTCGGACAATTAGCAATCAATCTAACATTTGCATAGTTATATAGGTACTTCGAATTAGGGATGATAAATTCTTTAAGATTTGGGCAGTCGATTATCATAGTACTACCATTACTTGCAGACCACCTTTCGAATACTGGTAGTTCTAACTTTTCAAGTCCAACAGATGTGATAAAGAACTTTGACATAGCATTTATCACACACCTTTTGAACTTTGGCATTAACAAACTCACAAGGTTTGGTAAGTTGTGAATGCAACCTCCTATCCAACTCCCCATTGTGTCGGCATTGACATCCTCTAATTCCGTAAAACTGGCATGGGTTATCTTATTAGAGCCTCTAAGCAGATAGTTTACAAAATGAGCACACCCTAATTGTACCTTTTCTACGTTAGGGAAACGTGATATAAGTATGTCTGTAGGTTGGTTATTATCGTATGTCCATCCTACAGTATTATCCGTAAGTTCAGTTACGGTTGCCAAAGTGGCTGAATTACATACTAAATGCACCAAACTCATCCCATCCGCTGCCTCGGGTACTCCGCCAATCTTCCTATCGTTCAGCAGCGCGAGATTAGCGGCGAGCGACGACGATGCGGAAATCTCCGAGCGGCGGTCTGGAATGCCGTATGTCTCATTGCCTTGCAAACGGGTCCGCAGATAGGTATAGGCTGCTGTAATATAACCGATGACAGACGCTCCACCAAGCATGGTCAGTGTAGCCGTCCAAGCCTTGCGGATGATAGCAGTAATCACGCTGCGACTTTCTTCGATGGTTGTTGTTACCGTACCACTGGCGGGCGGAGTATCGAGACCTGTTGCCTGATCGAACAACGGCGCAACGTCCTCTGTCACAATGCGGTCTTGGCTTTCAAGCATCGGGGTCAGTATGTCTGATACAGCATGTTCGCTTATTGTTTTTTCTATATTCATAATCATTCAAGTTTTGAGAGCTACGGTTCACCCAAGAGCCGTAACCCAATTAGCCGTTGTAAACAACTACCATAGACGGGAAAGGAGCACCCTGCGAAGCACTGCCAAACTTCAACCGACCTCTCACAAACCTAATCTCTGCCTTGTGGTAGATATAGTCGTGAAAGTAAGAAGTATCAGTCCTTGCAGGAATAAGCATCACAACCAAGGTTCCTTTCTGAGCCTCATCGTGACACTTCTTAACCCAAGCCGCAATCTTGCGACCATAAGGAGGGTTGCAAAATACGCGCTCACCGCTCCAATCTTGTGCGAGACCATCGTCCTCCGGCGTGAAGAACTTGGCGCACTTGGCATTGTCGGGCAGGGCGCAAGGGTCGAGCGTAAAGCCAAACTCCTCGTTCAACTTATCGAAGAACTCCTGCGGTGTTGCCCACAACTCCGTCTTGCTACTGAATAAACCTTCGTTGAGCATACCTCACCTCCTTATCCCAGCATCCCGTCATCGGGGTTATTACCGCCGCCGTTGCCCGAAGGCTCGCTCGACGACGCATTAGCAGGGTCGTCCTTGCTGTCTTTGACACCCTCCAGCCCGCGCAGTACTGCCTTCAACTCCGCATCCGGCGTGAACTTAAGGCTGA